CGGCTGCAGGCCGGGCACCTGGCTGTCCTTCAGGGCGTTGTAGCTGTCCTGCAGCGCGCCCATCCGCTTCTGCATCTCGGCGATCTGGTTCTGCTGCGCTTCGATGTCGGCCATCGGCACAGCGCTGTTGACGGCGTCCGCAGCCAGCTTGGCGTTGGCGCTGCGGATCTGGCCGCCCAGGGTGGTGATCTGGTTCATAATCTCCTGCAGATTCATTCGTTTGTTCCTCCTTATTTTGTTGATCGTCTGCATTTGGGTAACTAAAAAAAGCGACATCGTTGTCGCTTTCCGAAAAGGGTTTCCTGTCCGTGTTTGGGTGCCGGCCTTACTGGATCATGTCTTCCACAGCGGCGCTGCAGATCATCGCCCGCCTGGCGATACTCGCCCGCAGGTCCATTTCCGCGTCGTCCATCTGGGGTTCCTCCGGCTCCGGCAGCCGGGCTGTGATTTCCTGCAGGCCGTGGGCCTTCATGCTCATCATGGTCGGCTTGCACGCACTCGCCGCAATAGCGCCATTGGTTCCGGCACTGCCGGCCGCTCCGTAGATCTCGTCCGCGAAGCCTTCCTCCACGCAGGTGGCCGCGCTCATCCAGGTCTCGTTCTCCAGCATTTTCTCCAGCTGGTCCTTGTCCTTGCCGGTCCGCGCCTGGTACGTGGTGATCAGGCCCTCGGCGATCACGTCCAGCACCTTCGCGGCCTTCCTCAGTTCCTTCGCGTCCCCCATGGCCACCGTCCACGGGTTGTGGATCATCATGTAGGCCACCGGGTGCATCAGGATCCTGTCGCCGGCCATGGCGATGATACTGGCGGCGCTGGCTGCGATTCCGGTCACGATCACCGTCACCGTGCCCTCGCCGTTCATGCTGTGCTCCCGCAGCGCGCTGTAGATCTCCGCGCCGGCGATCACGTCCCCGCCGGGGCTGTTGATGTGCACCGTCACGTTCTTCACGCCCTTCAGGGCTTTCCGGAAGTCGCTGGCGATGCAGGCGTCCGGGCCGGTAAACCATCCGGGCTCCGCCACGATCTCGCCGTCAATGTCCAGCACGCCGTCCTCCGGGATCTCGGCGTCATTCTTCAGGTTCCAGAATGTCATTCGTCATTTTCCTCCTTTCCTGCAGAATTTCCGCCGCCCAGCAGCAGCTCCGGTTGCTCCACGGCAATCCGCAGCGGGATCAGGTCACGGCTGCTCATCAGCTCGTTGCCCATCTCATCCGGCGGAAGCCCCAGCTCTTTCCGCACCTCGTTCGGTTTCCGCCATCCGCCGCGGATCGCCATCTGGTTCCTCTCGGCAGTGGTCTTGGTATCCGTCCGGGTCAGGCTGGTCACGTCAAACCGGAAGCGGTAGTCGCTCGCGTACTCCTCCGGAGTAAGCAGCTTCCGGTTCAGCTCGTCCTCCCACTGCTTCACCTTCGGCCCGATGGTAAGCGTGAGGTATTCCAGCTGCTGCTGTTCGTTGTTTCCGGGGCTGGTGTCCGTATAGTCCCCCAGCATGTGGGGCGGCAGGTTGTACACCGTGGCCACCCGGTTCCGCGTGATCCGCTCCACGTTCATCACCTGGGCGTCCACGCTGCTGTTCGCGAAGTTCGTGGCCGTCATCCCGCCTTCCAGGATCACCACGCTCCGTCCGCTCTTTTCGTAGGTCTCCAGGAACCGGTTCACGGCGTCGTCCTTCTGTGCCTGGCTTAATCCAGTGTTCGGTACCGTCAGCATAATGCCGTGGTTCACGCCGTCCAGCTGGTCCAGGCTCATTTCCTTCACCTGGGTGTCATAGTCCAGGCTCTTCCGCAGCACGTCGATCGGGCGGATCCCCTTGATGCCGTTGGCGCTGATGTGCTTCACCGCCAGCATCAGGAAGCCGGGCGCGTAGGCCACGCTCCCGTCGTCCATCTTCACCTCGTACCAGATGTCCCCGTCCTCGTCCTTCTTCGGGGTCACCTTCGTCGGGTTCAGGATGTCCAGCCGCAGCAGCTGCCCCTCTTTATTCAGCACCCGCAGTGCGTAGGCCGTGCCCTCGGTGTTCAGCAGCACCTCCATCGTCTGCATCCAGCTGTATGCGCTGAAGTTCGGATGGGGCTCCAGGCTGATCAGCCGCTCCATCGGGTGGTCCTTCTGGATCTCGTACCCCTTGTACAGGTGGATCGGCATGCTCGCCATGGTATTGCTGATCCGGCTCACCGCGGCGTAGATCGCCTCGTTTGCCTGGATCTGCATGTCCGCCCTCGGCCGGTTCAGCTGCCGCAGTTCCCGGCTCCGCACCGGCCGGCTGGGTTTGTCCCTCGCCTGCGCCTTATGCTGCCGCCTGTCAAATGGCCACATGAGTTCACTCACCTCTTCACTCTAAACTTTTCACTCTTCACTCTTCACTCTGTCATCCTGAGCAAGCGAAGCGCGTCGAAGGATCTCCCCCGGCCCGCAGGCCGTTTAAAAGTCCGTCTTACTGGAAACTGTCGAATTCATCGTCCACCGGCACTTCCGCGCTGCCCCGCTTCCCGGGTGTCAGCTTCAGTTCGCCCAGGTGCTTCCGCTGCTGTTCCATGTAGGCCCTCAGCTGCGCCGGGCTCTTGTTCTCGGCCCAGTACATCTGCCGGCCGTTCCGTCTCTCCTGGCCCAGGCCCCGCTGCGCGATGTCGTCCATCAGCATCTGCTTCATCTGCTCCGCGTAGGCGATGTCCGCCACCAGCATCTGGTCCGGTTCCGTCAGCCCCTCCGGGCGTTTCTCGCAGGCTTCGCATAGCCGGTAATACATGTGCCGGGCCCGCTTGTCCTGGATCCGCTCGAAGTGCTCCTTCTTCATCGTTTCGTTCATTTTTCCTGTCCCCCTGTCCATCACACCTTGATCACTCTCATGTTATGCTGCCCGATCTTCTCCAGCGTCTTCTTTTTCTTCTTGCTCCGCCGCTCCGGATGATGATCCTCGTGGCAGCTCAGGCACAGGCTCCGGCAGTTTTCCATGTTCAGTTCCAGGTCAGGTCGCTCGCTGCGCGGGATAATGTGGTGCACCATCACAGCCCGATTCGGTTTTATTCCGATTCCGGCCCGCATCCTGTCCATGCAGTCACAGCACATTCCGTTATCCCGCGCCAGCACAGCTTTCCGAAGCCTTTTCCACTCCGCGGAATGGTAAAACGGATCGCTTTCCTTGTAGTCGGCCATCTGTCCACCCCGTTGTTCATATTTGCAAAAAATATAGGCTCAAAGCTCTTTGGAAAAGTAACCCGGCCGCAGGGACAGGTCTGCCGGCCGGGGCAAAGAAAAAGGCGTCCGGAAGATCGCCTTCTTCCGTCCGCCCCGCTTTGGCAGCTTAAAGATTATCATCCCATTCGCGTTCCTTCAAGGGTTATACACGTACCCTGCGTGTTCCCCACACGTGGCCACGCGTTCCTTCCGCGTTCCCTGATGTTCCATTCTTCCTATATATACGCACCGGCAAAAATTTTATGATTGCCTTCTCCGGCCCAGGTCGATCACCCGGACGTTCGGCACGCTGAACTCCACTCCCGCCGGCTGCTTTTGCATCTTGATGCAGTGGGCGTCCAGCCAGGCCATGAAGCCGTCGATCTTCCGGAACTTGTTCCGCTTCATCGGCATCCAGTTCTCCTTGTCCAGGTGCCGCCGCTCGCCGCTGATCCGCACGTTGTCCGTGTACCACCGCAGCATCGGGTCGTTGTTGCTCACCACCTGCCCGGCCAGCAGCAGCTCCTTGATGTCCTTCATCGGGTCGTTCAGGGTGATCGGTCCCTGCCGCACCACCTGGCAGTCGAAGGCCGGATAGTCCGCCCCGCCGGTCTTCAGCATCTGCACCAGTCTCGTCGCGTTCGCCGGGTCGTACCCGATGGTCACGATCTCGTAGATCTTGCTCTGTTCCACAAACCAGGCGTGCACGTCCTCCTGCAGCACGTATTCCCCGGGCACGATCGTCAGGTACCCCTTCATCTGCAGGCCGTAGTAATCGATCTTTTCCTGGTCCATGTCCACCTTCCGCTGCGGCACCCAGCTGTGCAGCTTCACGAAGATCTTCCCGTCGTCCAGCGGGAATTCCAGCGCCGCTGCCGTGAAGTCCTCCCGGTTGGAAAGGTCGAAGCCGCCGTAGCACCGCCGGCCAACCAGGCTTTCTTCCGGATAGGTGTCCTTGTTCCGCTTGATCACTTCCGGCTGCACGTAGGCCATGTCGTCCGCGTTCACCATGATGTTCAGCTGCTTGCAGATGAAGTCGGCCCGCTCGCTGGGGATGTGCTTGCACCGCTCCCAGTCCATCTTCAGCTTGTTGATGTCAAGCACCACGCCCAGGCCCGGGTTGGCCTTGATCCACTTGTCGAAGTCCTCCACGTTGTCTTCCGGATCCAGCTCCGCGATAAACGCGAACATCCGGTCGCCCACTGCCGGATCCAGCGTTCCGTTCATGGCGTCCGTGAACAGGTCGTAGTAGTAGGCCAGCGGGCCGTCAATCACCCAGCCCATCGTCGTGATGTAGATCACAATGGCCTGCTGCCGCTTGACTGTCTTCCGCTTGATAATATTCAGCAGCTTGAAGTCCCGGTATTCGTGGATCTCGTCAAAAATAGCCCCGTGCGGGTTCAGGCCGTCCAGGCGCTTGCTGTCGCTGGACCGCTTCTTGATCGTGGATCCCATCTTGTCGTAGTAGATCCCGTCCCGCAGCGTCCGGAACCGCGGCGCCAGGTACGGGCTCTCCTTGATCTGGCCGTAGCACTCGCTGTAGACGATGTCCGCCTGTTCCTTGCTGTTGGCCAGCAGGTAGATGTCCGCGCCCCGCTCCCCGTCCTTGCAGCTGAGGAAGGTCGCGTTTCCGCTCATCATGGTGGATTTACCGTTACCGGTACCCACCAGGATCAGCGCCTCGTTAAACCGCCGCAGCCCCGTCTCCCGGTGCACCCATCCGTAGATATTGCACTCAATGAAGCACTGCCAGCCCATCAGCTCCATCCGGTCGTAGTCGCCCTTCGTCGGTACCAGGAACCGCTCCATGAAGTCCACCGGCCGCCGGGCTTTCACCTCGTCGAACACC